TTCCGCGCCAAGGGATCCACGGCATTCGCCAGCCTGCCCGCCCCCGCATCCGCCACCAAGGGCGACGTGTGGAACATCACCGACCAGTTCACCACCGACGACCAGTTCGTCGACGGTTCAGGCAAGACCCTGCCCGCCGGCACCAACGTCGTCGCCGTGGCCGTCACCACCGGCGACACCACCGTCATGAAATGGGACGCGCTCACAGGCATGATCGACCTGAGCGGCTACATGCGCAAAACCGACCTCACCCCGGCCAGCGACGCCGAAATCGACGCCCTGTTCGCCTAAGGGACCCCGGCCATGGCGGAAACATACGTCACCCTCCACGGCCTCGCACGGGCGGTCACGAACCTGCTGCAACGCACCAACACGCGCACCATGTTCACGGCCGCCCACCCCATCGGCGAGATCATCGAAACCACCCCCAACCTCGACCCCAACACAATCGGCGGCACATGGACACGCCTCCCCGACACCATCGGCCGAGGCCGCCTCTGGAAACGCACCGCATAAACGTCAGGAGAACACATGACAGTCGAACTCATCACCGGCTTCGCCGGCACCCCACACATCGGCAGCGACGACATCGGCGCATTCCAAGCCGGTCTCGTAGGCCCCGGCGACTACGCGCTCACGACCGGTAATCAGCTCAAGGCCACCATGAGCAACGCGAACACCATCGCCGTCCAATCAGGCGACGCCGTATTGAACGGCCGCCATGTGCACCTGACCGGCACCACCACCGCCACCGTGCAATCCGGCACCCAAGGCCAGAAACGCAACGATCTCGCGGTGCTTCGCTACACGAAGAACACCACCACCGGCGTGGAAACCTGCTCAATCGTGGTCCTCAAGGGCACCCCCACCACCGGTACCCCGGCGGATCCGGCCCACAACACCGGCAGTATCCTCGACGGCGTCGCCACCCACGACATGCCCCTCTACCGCATCCCGATCAACGGCATCACCGTCGGTACCCTCGTCCCGCTCTTCAACGTGCTGAAACCAATGAAGGACGTGTGGGATTCGCTAACCCCCACCGTCCTATGGGAGGGCACCAGCGGCAAAACCGGCACCCTCCCGCTCGCCGAATCGATCACGGATTTCCGCGAGCTGATCATCGAGGGTAATGATGATGACCATTACCCGAGGCTGTTCCACACTGCCGCCGAAGCAGGATCGATCGTCCTCTCATTCGTCGGCATGAATTTCGTGAACGGGCTCGCGTCAGGCAAGGCCACTCTCGTCCGGATCGCCGACACGAGCGTGCAGATCATCGGACACCGAATCCACGTGATGGAAGGCAACACGTCAGACACGCAGTGCCTGACCATCACGAGGATTCTCGGCGCGCGTTAGACGGCGGGGATCACCGCAAACCGGACATCCATCGTGATGTTCTGCTGGGTGCCGACCTGGATGGCGCGGACGACCTTATGGGGCACGTCGTAGCATGCGACCAGCGCCGTATCCACGCCGGTGGTGACGGGCGTGAAAACAACCACATCGCCACCAGTGTAGCTCCGGCCGACCAGGGCACGGTATTCCGCATCGGGCAGGACGTTAGCGACGCTGCCGGTGAACGTCGCGTTTTTTGCCGGACCGTATAGGGGTTAGCGAATCCCTATCCGCGCCACATGACGGCCCAGTTGACGCGGATAGGTGCCGTGTTTTTACCGTCGAACATGACATCGATGCGGTTTCCGGACGGGCTGACACGCACAGAGGTGACCTGACGGCCGTTCGCGTCCCAGTCACCGTTGATGGCGGCAACGACCACGTCATTGTTCCAGTCGCGGCCGAACTGGGTTTTGAACTGGCCGAACGTCCACAGGGTCGCGTAGCCGCCGCTACCGGCATCCTTATAGACGCCACTGCCAGTGTAGAGATGCAGCGGGGTTAGCGAATCCCTATCAACGTATGAGGGCGTGCTCCCATGTGCGTTGCGCTTCGCGGAGTACTTCACTGTCTGGGCGCAGGTAGTAGCGGGCTGTTGTAGCGATGCTGGAGTGGCCGAGTGCTCGACTGACCACCGCCACATCTACGCCGGCGCCTAACGCGGTGGACGCCCAGCTATGGCGCAGGTTCCGTCTCGGCACATACGGCAGGTTCTGCGATCTGCACCATGTGGCGTAGCGACGAGCGACCTGGCCGGGATTCAACGAGCCGATGAGTCGGCCACCGTCTCGTGGCCTGATTTCACGGAGTCGAAGTACCGCGAATCGCGGCAGCACGATGGTGCGACGGCTCAACTCGGTTTTTGGATCTACGATTACCTCGTGCCCGTCCACCCATTGCAGGCCGCGCTGGACCCTGACCTTGCCGGTGTTGAGGTTCAGATCCTGCCATTCCAATCCGAGGGCTTCTTCGGTGCGCAATCCGAGGCATACGCTGCAGATCAGCCATGCCTCGAGCTCATGCCCGTGGAAACCCTGCAGCAACTGGCGTATCTGGCGGATATCCAAAACCTCCGGTTCATAACCGCTCGGTTTCGGTGGCGTGACCCTGCCGGTCACGTCCGCATCCAGTAATCCGAGCCGCACCGCCGAACGCAGCATCTGCCGCAATACGGCCCACGCCTTACGCGCCGCTCCGGCCGACGTGATCGAGTCCAGCCACGATTGGATACGCGGCCCTGTCAGGTCAGCCAGGTCCATGTCACCCAATTCGGGTCGTATGTGACGTCGCCATGCACTCGCATATCCGACGCGCGTGCATTCGCGCAGCCTGCCACATGACGGCCAATACGACTCGTCCCAATACTCATTCAGCAACATTTCATACCTCCAAAACCCACACGCAGCATGGCCGTTCCATGCGGATCTGCGTGTGGGTTTTCCATACCGTAGGAGCCGTGCATGAACCTGCCCGAGGGATTGCCCGCATGGGCGTACATCGTGGTGAGCGCCCTGGTGCTCGCCGCCCAGATCGTCACCGCCATCTGGATCAACCACAGAGGGGACGAGAGGGATCGGGCGACGCGCGGCGAGATAACGAACAACCATGAGATGCCGTTGCGCGACGACCTCGACGACAAGGCCCTGCGCACATTGGACGCCATCGAATCATTGCGCGGCGCGGTCGACGGTCTGCGTGACGACATGAACGGCGAGTTCGCGACCGTCAATCGTCGCATCACCACTACCGAGCAGAACCTCATCGAACTGCGCCACGAGGTCAACGACCTCCGGCGCGGAGGAAACCACCACCAATAGAAAGGAACACCAATGGCAAACACCAAAGGCGTGGCCGACCACAAGGCCGCCAACACCACCACGATTCCAGGTCTGACCGTGGAGCGCACGAAATCCATCGTGCTGCTGCTCGTCCAGCTGTTCAGCGTCGTCCAGACCGGCCTGTCCATCGCTGGCATCAGCCAGCTGCCGTTCACCTCGGACCAGGTGAGCACGGCGATCACCGGCGTCATCGCCGTCATCGCATCCGTGTACGCGTGGTGGCGCAACAACAACGTGACCTCCGCGGCCGTGCAGGGCCAGCAGGTCGTCAACGCCGTCAAGCTTGCCCAGGACACAGGTAACGCGGTGGATATGCCGGGCGAGGTCGTGCCCATGAGCGAGATGATCTCCGACCCGGACGCCAAGACCACCACGGAGTGACTAATAGTGCAGATCAAGGAGGAGATCGTCAACGCAGGGCACGGCTACCTCAATCCGTCCCTGTTCGCCGTCCACAGCACGGCGAATCCCGGCGCCACGGCCCGCAACCACCGGGACCTGTGGTCGCGAGGCTACGACTACGCGGTGCACCTCACGTCCGACTGGACCGAGGCGATTCATTGCGTGCCCTACGACCGGCTGTGCTGGCAGGTCGGCAACGGCAACGGCACGTGCGAGGGCATCGAGATCTGCGAGGCCACCAACGCGTCGGACTTCTGGCGCGGCATCGACATCGCAGCCGACGTGATAGCCCAGCGCCTCCGCGCGCACGGGTGGGGCGTCGACCGCATGCACCCGCACCAATGGTTCAGCCAGACCTACGGCGGATCCGACCATACGGACCCCATCCCGTACTTCACGCGCTTCGGCTACAACTGGGGAGCCTTCGTCCAACTCGTCCAACAGAAGCTATCCGGCAACACCGGAACA